CCAGACATTCTAGCACAGAAGCTTTTTCTTCTCTTAGCATCTTTACTTCCAGCTTTAAGTTTAGAAGGTTTAGTAGTTACAGCAGTCTGTAATTTACTACCAGGGTTAGCTGCTCTATAAGAAGCTACTCCTTTAGCATTAAGACCTCCTGTTGGATTCTTACCTTCTGACCTTGTCCATGCTGCTGTCTTTGCCATTACCCTTTGTTTTTAGGTTTTTTTACTTTATCATTTTTCTTATGCCAATCTTTCTCAGCTTTAATTCCTTGTTTTACAGTTTTAGCATTTGCTGTTCTAGTTAAACTAATAGTATCATAGGTACCTTTATCTTTACTTGTATGGTTCACCATGATATCTCCTACTTTTCCTTCTCCTTTTTTTGTAGTCTTTTTATAAACTACATGTTTTTCCTTTCCTGTAGTAAGCTTAACTTTTTTAGTTTTTGCTTGTGCCATGACTAAATCTTTTTACCTGATGCAATACTAGTAAATTCTTTAGCTTTCTCAGCTGCCATCTTTTTTACATCTGCCATTAATTTAGCATTCTTCTGAATTTCAGCAGCTCTTTGTAATGTAGATACAGCAGATTCAATTTCCCATTTTCTCATTTCATTTTTACTACTGCTTAAAATGGAAATACCAACTGAAGAACTCTTCTTAGCTGGTGTTGATTTAGTTGTTGTTTTTTTAATTGCCATTACTTTTTCTTTTTAGTAGTTGCTTTAATCTTTTTTTCCTGCTTAAGCATTTCCTTAGTAGGTTTTTTACCAGAACCCTTAGCAGCACGGATGTTATTCCATAAAGAGTTTTCTACACCTAATTTATTTAATTTTTTTTTCATACATTTATATTTTTCCAAGTTTTACCTCTGTGTATATCTTTAATTGAATGATAACTCAAGTTTAATAAATTTGATACCTCTTTAGGTTTATGACCTAGTGCTAATTCTTTTTTAATAGTAACTACTTGTTCTTCATTTAGTTTTGCCATTTTATGTTCTGTTCCTGATTTCCAGTTTTTTGATAGTTTTTCTAAATGATGTTTTTTATAGTCACTGTTTTGCCAATTAATTTTTTGCAGCAATGCTTTTTGTAATTTAACCTCTTCAGTTCTTTTTATTCCTAGATTACTACCAGCAATTTTTGCTATGTTATACGTAGGTAAAAAATTATCTAAATAAAACTGTTCTCTTGTAAGTAAATATTGTGGATCACATTCTTCTAAAATTTCTAATTTAAAATTGTGTTCTCCATATTTATTAACTGCACGTATCAACTTTGTACAAGATTTTTTATTTACTCTAATATGATTAACATGAGTGTAATATCTTTTTACAAAGTTTTGAGTACTTCCAATATAAAAATCATCATTAAGGGTGTTACTTATTTTGTAAATAACACCCTGACGACTTTTATTAGTCACATACTTTAAAAACTGTTCTTCTGTTAAATTTAACATAACTTTTAGTTTTTATCCCAGAGACCTCTCTGGGACACACTACCGTCTTTTCTTTTTAGCATTTGCTTAGGCATCTTAGCAAGACTTTTTCATAGTCATACCATACTTAGCTTTTGGTAATGCTTTCTTAGGAGCTTTGCTTCTTGGTTTAGAAGGTTTCTTAGCTGTACTAGAAGCAGCAGCTTTAGGATTAACTTTAACTTTAACACCTTTAGATCCAGCAGTTGCTGTTGCTTTTAGGTTAGCATTGGCATTTACCATACCACCAGTTTTGTACATTTTTTTAGCAGCTCCACCCTTTTTATGATATGGGCTAACATGAGGACCTGGTTTTGGAACTTGATTTGCCCAAATAGCACCCTGATCATAATATTTAGCCCTTTCATCAGTCATAACATCTCCGGCTTCTAGGACCGCCTGATTTCTAGTATTCTTAGGATTTAAAAAAGGTTGTCTTGCTTTAGCTTTAGCTGCCGCACTCATATTTGAATCATCAATTACATTAGACTCATGTTCATTCATAGGTCCACTATAAACAGATTTTCCATCTTGAGCTTTCTTTAGTGGTTTTTTAATACCACCCATTTTCATTTTAGTTGCCCCACCTTTTCGTGTAAAAGGATTATTTTTTTCTCCTGGATACTTTTTTGAATCCTCCAGGAAAGTACCTTTAGTAACTTTTTGAGTAATTTTTTTTACAAGACGTCTTGCCTTTTTAAGTGGTCCAGGACCCATGTCATTAGTTGCCATTTTATTTTAATTTTAAGAGTTCCAATACTTCTCGCAGGAGATGTTGAGATCTTTTAAAATATCCTCATTTAAAGGATTTTTCATGTGTTCAACAACATCAGATACATTCCTACCAAGTAAAGCATTTGACTTACTATGGTAGATATATCCATCTGCCTTATTAATAATATACTTAAAAAATACGGAATCACGCACAATTGATTTAATTTTTAATGTTTCCATATCCATATTAGCTGTTTCCATAAATGATTTTGCAGCTCTTTCTTTGTTGGTTTCACCACCATCACCATTAATATGTCTATCCATGTTCTCATAAATAACATCCAATGGTGTTGATCTTTTATATTGTGTACTGTTAATATCTACAACTTTTGCAATGTAGAATAATTTAGTACTGTTTTTATCAAATAATTTTTGTAACTCAGACAATGCTTTGTTACGGAGTTTTTTATACTCTGTTCTATACATAACAGTTTCCTCTTCTTTATCTAAGTAAAACTTAGGAGGAGTTGCTCTTGATCTAGCATCATCAAAACTTTTTGCTACAATAGAAAAACCACCTGCTTCAATAGCATAAAGTTTGATTCTATCATATGGATCTTTTGGGTCTAAAAAAGTTGGTTCATTACCACATGAAATAAATATTCTATTCCAAAAATCTGAATTATCTGGTTTAAGTAATTTAACTTTATTCCAAAATTGAGTATCTTCAGGTTCAATAACATTTGCAGCTAATTCTTTTTCAAGTTCAATTATTGCAGATCTTATCTCTTTTACTCTTGCATCTCTATCATCCGGCAGTAGTAATCTAATCTCTGGAGCAAATTCATTTAGACCAGTAATGTATCTTACTACACCATTGTTTTCTAAACAAGCTAATTGCTCATTGTGAGTTACTCCGTCAAATAAAGAGATACCATAAGTTTCTAATCCCATGTTAGAAGCTGAATTGTCAAAGAACGGGCGGATGGCAATGGAAGTCTTTTTAACTGACCCTTTACCTGTTTCTACCATTGTGAAATTTTCCATTGTTGTTGGTTTTTGTTTGTGTTGGTTTTAAAATTTAAAAAAAAGGAGGAGTTACCCCCTCCCTTATATATAGAGACTGGTTAGAAAGATCCACCAGTGATTGGGTTTCTCATAACAATTTTCAAGACTTTAGTTGGATCTTTTACCCAAATAGCCGGCATAGTTTGAGACATCATTACACGGTATCCATTGAATTGACCAGAAGACTGGAATCCTTGAGTACGGCCCATATAATCCATTGTACCATTTTGATACCACCATTTCAATTGATTATCCCAAGATAATTTCAACAAGAAGATGTTGTCATTAGTGTTATCTGTGATATCAAAGATAATGAATGAGTAAGAAGATAATGGGAAACCATCAATGATTGGGTTCTCAATATCATTTGTATGGATATTGTCAAATGCTGGGTTAAGTACAAACTTAACATTTGCCAAGAATGGAATTACATAAGAAGTATAAGCAAATCCAAAATTCAAGTCCATACCTTTACCAGTGATTGCACCAATATCAGCAGCTTGAATTAATAAACCTGAAGATACTGCTTCACGTTTGATAGCCTCATTAACCATTCTCATTCCACCCATACCTGTTTGTACAACTAGGCTACGTTTTGGATCTGGACCTTGGAACTCAACTTTACCATTAAAGAAGTTATAGATCTCTCCACGGAATAAATCAAGTGTAAAGTTATTTTTGTTATATACTCTTTTGAATGAGTTATCTAACTGTCTCCAAAGACCCACTGATAATCTTAGATCATCTGGCCCATCTTGACGTACTCTACCTCCTTGTCCCCACATTAAGTAAGTCTCAATATCTGATGCTATCTTAGAAAGGTGAGCAGCTTCCATTTGAGTTAAGAAAGTTCTAGATAAATCTCCATTGTCAAATGCACGTTTAACTTTATCTTTACCCATTACTTTAACCATGTCATCCAAAGATGCAATTGATGGATCAATAGATTTGTCAAATGTTCTCCAGATTTCAGTTACAGGAACTGTAC